CGGGAACAATCGGGGTTTTGTTGGTCTCCTCAATGATACGGCTAGCCCGGTGGCGGGGATCTGGGTGGGCGATTGGTTTTTGCGGGTGGACGGCAGTGGGAACACGAGCGTGCGCAGTTCGTTACGCACGGAATCATTTACATCTGGGTTCACAGGAAGCGGTTTTCGGCTGGACAATGGGTTGCTCACAGCAGGGAAAACTACGGGTGAGATGGATGACCTGATTGTCCGCGGGCGGATGCGGGTGTATGAGTTGCTGGTGCAGCAAATCCGGGCTACCAATGGCTCTATTTTTGTTAGCTCAACGGGCAAGGTCAAGACGGTCACTGGGGCCGGTCCATATTCGATTGAAACCGACGCCACTCACGGCTTTTTGGTCAATGACCTAATTCGGGCGCAACGATTCACCGGCAACGGGGTGTACCAGTCGAATTTGCAGGTGACAGCGGTGGCGGATACCACCCACTTTACGGCCACCCTGAGCAGCGGCGACGCGCCGGCGGCGGGCATGGAGTTTGTGCGGCTGGGCAACACGACCGACGCCACGCGCCAGAACTCCATCTACATGTCGGCGGATGACACCTACAACCCATTTATTGACATTGTGGCGGGCGTCAATTCGTTTGCGGCGTGGGGGTCAACGGCCAGCCGCAAGGGGCGGATCGGCAATTTGCAGGGGCTATTCAGTGTGGCTGGCGAACATGGCATTTTCTTCGGCAATGGGCAGGCAGCCACCAGTCAATACATGCGCCTCAGCTCCTACACACAGGAGCTGCACAACCTGCCGATCAACATGTAC